CCCCTTCGCCTGGAACCCACTTGCCTCCACGCCATTCCGCCCAGTCACCGACATCTACGCCTGGCCATTCGCGGTACACCCAGAAGGTTCCGCTCTCGTCCACAGCGATCCAGCACATGAACCAGTTCTTCGCACCAGCGGGGTCGATAACATGATAACGGGTGACGTTATTGGTAGGGATCTTGTCTGGCTCCACGACATTGACCACCTTGTTGAATTTTGGGAATTTAGTCGTGTGAGACTTCATCGGAACCCCATAGGCGCGGATTAAAATCTCCTCGCGTGATCTCCCAACCAATGTATCCTTGATGCGTTCATAACCCCCAAATGGGTTGTCTTGGCTATGGAAATAATGAACGGAGGCATTATGCTTTTTTGACCTTTGAATATACGGGACAACTTCACCCTTAAGTAGTTCTGCATTACGAGACTCAATAGTCCTAGCTCCATCCAGATATTCTTTGATGACCTCAGTCCAGCCGTCAATGGGCGTGAATGTCACCAGCATCTTTGAATCACGTGTGGCAAGACGGAATCGCAAGGTGTTGATAAGCTCTGGGCCACCTAAGAATTCGTCTGCCCACACCCCGATATTGTGCCATTGCGGATTCCTAGAACCAAGCTCCGCGCCTTCTAGGATCGTTGGGTTGTTCTGGTACTGCGAGTAGGTCTTAAAGATGATCTGGGAGCCATTAGGTAAGATTAGCGAGTTGTCCGTGAACCCATTCTTTTTGGTGTACGAGATGTACGCATTCTCCGATGTTTGTTTGGAGCGCAACTCAGCAGGAAGCCACCCCCATACGGCACTTTGTTGCTGACGAATAGATACCTCGGCTGTCTGAGCAAAGCAGAATATCTCAGACTTTGGATTTTCCACAGCAGCCTTGACCACGCAATACGACCCCCATGAAGTTTTCCCGCTGCGATTCCCGCCTAATGCTAGGATCTCGTTAACCTCTTGCAGTTGCTCCTCAGCCTTTTCCCAGTGCGGTAGTCTAAACCCGTAGCGGTATGGGTCTTTGTCAGCATTCTCGATTGCCTCATGGTATATCCGATGTATCTCCACCAACTCCGATGGGTCCATCAATGCCACCTCGTCGTCGGTTGGCGGCGTTAGAATCTGGTGCTTTCTCCAGTTCATTGCTTGTACGCTCCTGTTTCCATTAGGATGTCGATTATCCGATATACGCTACCGCATTCGTCACATCCAAATGTATCATCCTCTGGAGGAAGTGACCCTCGGTTTCCATCCACAAGGTGCAATTTGCTGTATTTCTCGCAGTGTCCGCAAAGTCCAATGTGAGGTTCAATGTGTTTCTTTAGCACCACATTCCACACCTTGGTGTCAAACTTCTCAGCTAAATACGAGGCGTAAGTAAGCGTATTGCAAGCGTACCTGCGACCATTATGATCGACTGCGTAACGGTACAAGATCGGCCCAACGTCCGAAAGGTAATCGACAAACTTTGACTCTGGTTCCTTGATCATGCGATTATCTCAGCTTCAACTGCGCTTTCCTTGACCTTGTTTGCGATGCGAGCTTTAGCATCAGCAATCATCTTGGCAGCGTCATCAAGGCTTGGACCCTTGCGATGCTCGACCACCGTGGTAGCCATGCCTGTAAGCTGTGCCGCCTTGTCCGTGAGGATACCCACCGTGACCGCTAGCTTGTCTGGGCTAATCTTCGCTAGCTCGTCGGGGTTGTCAAACAGTTGTTGGGATCGCTCAAATAGCAAGTCGGTGTACTCCTGCGCGGCAATAGCATACCGCATCGAGAACTCCTTGCGCTTTGTCTCTAGGGTGTCGCTGTGCCTCCACTCAAGCCCACGGATGATCTCACGCGAGAGTCCAGTCTTGGCCTTGATGTCGGACATCCTAGCCCCCTGTGCGGATAGCCATAATGCCAATGCCGCTTTGTTCGGGGCGTAATGCTCTACCGTGTTGCCGTGCTGGTGCTTAGCCCGTTCCTTTACTTCAAGGAACCAAGCCGCCTTGTCAGCTCGCTCGTCAACATAGTCACGCTTTAGCTTTTCGTTTGGATCGTCGCTCATTGGTTCAGAGGTCACTTGGACTTCTTAACCTTTAACTGGTTACCGCGCAAGGCTTTTTTCGGCTTGAAACCTCTTCTTAATGTCGATGGATGTTTTTGGGGTAACTTGGCCTTTGCGAATCAATCCGCGAAGAACAGCATCTGGGTCGCTATGGTTCTTCATCATGTCTAGCGCAATGTCAATCTGCTCTTTTTCTTCTAGGCTTTTCCAGAGTTGATCTTCTTCAGTAATCCCTCGGCGTTTATCGATCATGCGCTTTTTCCGAAGCGACAATACCTTCTTCCTCATGTTGAGATCCTCAATCGCCCTGATTTCTTTCATTTGGTCGCGTTCTGAAAGTTGAGAAATCCTGTCCAACTCGGTAGATGGGGTAACCTCTTTTACTCTTGGAATGCTTGGGGTATACCCATTGATTGCAAGTAAGGTATTGCGATCACCAATGCCGCTATCGACCATTGCTTGAATAATCTTTCCTTTTGGGAAACCAAGGGTTTTCATGTTATTGACATGTCGAGACAATACTTGGAAGTTGTCTTGATAGTCTTTATTAAGTTCGTTGTATTTAGTGTCAAGGTCATCACCCGCAAGGTTATAAGTGGCGGATGAATACATAGACCTAATGCCATCTAGTGACTTTCTAGCATCTCTAAGATGAAATCCGACACCTTCAACTGGATCGTATCTTTTAACGCGAAGTCCAGCCATTCTCAGCCCAAGTTCTTCTGCAGTAGTGGGATTGTATGCTCTAGTGGCTTTTTCTACTTCTCGTTGAAAACCAGTTGTAAACGCTTTACCGGCAAACCAGCCAGCCCGCTCAAGAAAGTTTTCTACTGGATTAACCTTGTAGCTGATTTTTTTGTCTGTTGCTGGAACATAGTTTCCAATTGCGTTTTGCATCGGAGCTATGAGAAAGTTTTCGTCTCCAGCTATTTTTGCATACATTGCTCCAAGTGCATTGCTGGTGGACTCTTTAAAATCCTTCCCATTAAATGCTGACATAAACACAGAAGAAATGTCAGATTGTGGCATTGCATATGACAAATTGGTAACATAATACTGACCATCCTTGTCTTCGTGGATAGCAAGCATGTTATCTTTTTCATAAGATGGTAGCACGCTCTCCTTCAACGCCTGTTCTTTTTTCTTATCTGTATTACCAGCCCTGCTATTGTACAAGTTTGCGGCTGCAATAGGTGTCGCTAACGCAGCAGACAATTTAGCCATTCTGCTAAATCCCTCATTTCTTAATTTATCTCTATTAACTGGGCCAACTCTAGATTCAAGGAAATCAGCCATAGATCCATCTATCATCATTCTTGCCATTTTCCCTTGATTGTATGCTGTGCGCATCAACTCAAATGTATATGTAGCGAATTGGCTAACTCCAGCAGAATACTTTGATAGCGTCTTTAATGCTTGACTCGAATAATCGTAATTAGGATAGGTTGCGTTTGTCATTGCCGACACAACCTCATTCAATATCCTACCAGATTCTTTGCTGACAGCTAACTGCGGTGCGATGTCATTTATTAGTTTTGAGTTAGCCTCGCTTACGGAGTTTCTAAATGCAGTATCAGCAATACTATAAGCTTTTCCAAACGGTGACAGTATTGCTTGAGCATACCTTCCTATAGCTGGTCCTTTTAATCCAGCATTAATATCACTCTCAATAAGAGACTGACCAATTAAATTCAATTCAGATAACTTCTTAAAATCAGCGATTGACTTAATATCCATTCTGGATGCAATTGGTTTATATTGCATTAATCCATATTTAATACCTCTGCCTAATCCCTTAAATGGATTTGCTCCAGCCGCCATCGCCAAAACCATGTTGCCAATCGGTTGAACAGTATATGAAGATGGGTTCAAAAGTGTTTTTACGGCCTTGGATACAGAGCTTCCGGTTTGTAATAGATCAAGAAGAACACCAGTAGTATGGTCAATGCCATTGTTGTCAACATTAGCACCATATAAACTATCAATAGAACGCTGTACCTCAATAGGAACGTAAAGCTGATCTTTCGGTATTGGCTGGTCTGGAAGTAACTTTTTAGTCCTTCTTAGATTTAATGGAACAAAACCCTCTTCAAGCCCATCCTCTGCTGCCTTCGCAATACCCATGTCACGAAGAGAGTTCTTAATATTAAAGTCAGCTGTATCATAGGCATTTATCCTAGATAGTTTTGACATTGTTGATGCAAGTCTAGACCCAGTTTGCGTAACTTCACCAAGATAATTCCTAAGCTCTGGTATGAGATCCTTCTTGCCTTTTAATATTCCACCTGGTGCTTGAAATACAAAGTTTGAAATATCATCTGCACCACCAGCTCTCTTACCGTCCAATTGCGTAATATAAATATCCGCTTCTTCTCTGCCCATTCCATTGCGAACAAGCCCACCTTTGAGTGCTGCTCTTTGTTGTTTACTTGGCTTGTAAGCCGGAGACTCAAAAAATAAATAAGATTGAGTTAGGTAGTCTCCATTGTTTCTACTGCGTTCAATCTCACGAAGGAGAGGTTCCTCTAGTGGCCTTTGTCCGTTATAGTGGTTCTGAAGAAGTTCATCTTGGTATTCGCCAATCCATTTGCGGCCTTGAAGCAAATCCGACTCCATTGCTTTTAGGTCTGCTGGAAGTTCATCAATCTTACCGTTAACAAACTCATATGCCAGTTTGTTTGCTTCCTCTGGATTTTTTGATTTGGAAACAATTCTGTTGATCTTGGATTCAAGAATAGCTCCAGTTGATTTTCCAGCTCCAGCAACTGACTCAGCTTTCTTAGCCTCTGCCGCAATGGATTTTCCACCAGTAACTAGAGATGGGGCGAATCTAGATTTGAATCCTTGTGCTAACCGTGATATCGACTTAGCTATACTAGGTTCCTCTGGAATGTCATATTCAAATTGTTTAGGACCAGTTACCTCAGTTGTAATTTCCTTTTGTTGCGGTATTGCCTCAACATCAATCTCTTTAGTTGGGATTGATTTGGATTCAATTACATCCAACTTTGGAGCTTGCTCACGGTCGATGACTTTTTTTACAAATTCCTCGTCGCTTTGCGAAGCTAATACCTCTGGCTCAACCCCAGAAACGTTTACAATTTCATCAATTGCTTTGATTGTGTCTGGATCTCCAGCCCTAACTAAATCGTCAATTTCTTTTGGAGACTTTCTAAACATCTTCTGCACCTGTGGGCTGAAAGCCTTGAATGCTTGTCCAGCGATCTCAAGACCTCCACCAAGAAGCGCGCCACCAATTGCAGCTTGTTTTGCCTCTTCTGGGGTGATGATCCGTTGCTCATCAATACCCTTTTCTACAGCTTGTGCTCCAGTTGCAAGCCCTGCGCCAACAGTTCCACGTGCTGCCACTTGACCTGTAGCTATAGCGGCTTTCCCTAATTTCGTTGCGGCCTTAGCTCCCTTGAATAGTTTCTGCCCAGGGATAAAGTTAAGTGCCGTGTCTGCCACAACTCTTCCAATTGATATTGGCTTATTTGGGTTCTCAATTTTTTGAGCGGCAATAGAACCAGTGATGCCACCAAAAGTTGCACCAGCGGCATAACCGTAAGGTCCAAGTGTTGCTCCAGCATACCTT